TGCACATCAACTTGGTTTAAATAATAAACAGGCTCAAGGTATCCTAGAGTTTTATAAAAATTCTATGGAAAGTTCTGCTCAACAATCTAAGATAGATACTGAAACTGCACAAGCAAATGCAGAACAGGAACTTAGAAAAGAATGGGGTAGTAACTACGAAGCTAATATTAAAAAAGCTGGATCAGTTGCAAAAGCAAACATGAACCCAGAAATTTTAGATATGGAATTGAAAGATGGTACAAGACTTGGTGATCATCCTGCAATTATTAAAGGCTTTGCTAATATTGCAAACATCTTATCTGAAGATAAACTCGTGAGTACCGAAAGCGAAAATGTATCTCAAGGTACAGACTATGAAGCTGAAATAAGTAAAATTGTTAATGATCGTGATGGACCATACTGGAATAAATCACATCCAGATCATGATAAAGTAGTTCAGCAAGTATTCACTCTAAGAACAATGATGAATGGATAATTTAGAATTAAGATTAGAAATACTTCGTATCGTTGTAGAAAGCGGATCAGAAAATCAAAAATCTAATCCCTTGCCAATCTGCGATGAATATTATAAATGGGTTTGTAAGGCGGATGAAAATTCGCCTAACAAAAGAAAGACAATTCGAAAGAACCTTTCTGACAACAAGGAATAGACTTGTAGTCTAAAAGACTTTAAATCCAAGAGAAGCCAGATTTTCTGATAACGTCTCTGTTTTTATTTAACAACAACAATTAAATAGGAGACAATTATGTCAACTCAAATAACTACAGCATTTGTAGAACAATATAGTTCTAACATCCAAATGTTGTCACAACAAAAAGGTTCTATTCTTAGAGATAAAGTTAGATTAGAATCTGTTACAGGTAAGAATGCTTTCTTCGATCAAGTTGGAAGTGTTACTGCATCTGTAAGATCAACTAGACACTCAGACACTCCTCAATCAAACACTCCTCACTCAAGAAGAAGAGTTAGCTTGGTTGACTACGAGTTTGCTGATTTAATCGATGATCTAGATAAAGTAAGAATGTTAGTAGATCCTACTTCTACTTACGCATTAGCTGCTGCTTATGCAATGGGTAGAGCAATGGATGACGCTATCATTACTGCAGCATTAGGTTCGTCTGACACAGGCGTTGCTGGTGGTACTGCGGTAGCTTTACCTTCTGGTCAAAAGATTACTGAGTCTGGAACAGCTGGTTTAACTATTGCTAAGTTAAGACAAGCAAAAGAGATCATTGACTTAAACAGTGTTGATCCTTCACTTCCAAGACACATCATCGTATCTCCAAAACAAATCACTGATTTGTTAGGAACTACTGAAGTGACTTCAAGTGATTTCAATACAGTAAAAGCATTGGCTCAAGGTGATATTAATACTTTCTTAGGATTTAATTTCATCGTGTCTAACAGACTAGCAATTGCTTCAAACAAGAGAAAATGTATCGCTTTTGTAAGTGATGGTCTTGCTCTTGCTGTAGGTAAAGACTCAACTGCAAGAATAGACGAGAGAGCTGACAAAGGTTATGCTACTCAAGTTTACTACTCTGCTGCATTCGGTGCTACTAGAATGGAAGAAGAGAAAGTAGTTGAAGTACAAGCTCACGAAGCGTAGTAAATAGAATTTTAGGGGAGGAAAGCGAGAGTGGAACTCCCCTAGAATGCACATGAAACAAGTAAAAGATTTAAAAACTGTATTACATTTTAAAAAAAATAATTATGTATACAGATATGTTTTGGTAGACAGATTTAAGTATGGTCCAAAATATCATTATGGTTTTGATATTAAGGAAGAGAGATTAGAAGAAGAAATACACGCTTTAGAAAAAGATAGACACATAAGGCGTAAGTATATTATAAGGAAGTAATATGGCATCTATAGTAGACATTTGTAACGGATCGTTAAATCAACTTGGCGCATCCACAATCCTAACTTTGACAGAAGATTCTAAGAATGCAAGACTTTGCAATGCAAGATACACACAAGTAAGAGATAGTTTATTTAGATCTCACCCTTGGAATTGTTTAACTAAAAGAGTTGAACTTGCAAGAGATACAGATACTCCTTCATGGGGTTTTAGTTATCAATTTACTTTACCTGCAGATTGCTTGAGAGTTCTTACAATTTTAAATTATGATTATGATTATAAAATTGAAGGAAGAAAAATTTTAGCAAATCATGCTACAGTTAAAATTCAATACATTGCAAGAATTACTGATCCTAATCAGTATGATGAATTATTAAGAGAAACTCTTTCAGCTGCTTTGGCAGCAGACATTGCTTATGCAGTAACATCATCTAATCCTACTGCAAGTAATATGTATAATTTATTTCAAGATAAATTAAGAGAAGCTAGATTTGTTGATGCCACAGAAGGTCAAAACACTACACCAGATAATGGTATATCAGATGTCATTGACTCTTCTACTTTTATAAACTCAAGGTATTAATACATGGCTAGAGTTGCGGTACAGTTAACCAATTTTACTGGTGGTGAATTATCACCTAGACTTGATGGTCGTAACGATCTACAAAAATATTCTACAGGATGTAAAACACTTGAGAACATGATTATCTTCCCACATGGAAGTGCAGCAAGAAGATCTGGTACTCAGTTTGTTGCAGAAGTAAAAGACTCTACAAAAGAAACAAGATTAATTCCTTTTGAATTTAGTACAACACAAACTTATATTCTTGAGTTTGGTAATCAGTACATAAGATTTTTTAAAGACAATGGTCAAATATTATCTAGTGGTTCACCTTACGAAATAAGTTCACCATACTTAGAAGCAGAACTATTTGATATTAAGTTCGCACAATCTGCTGACGTTATGTATCTTTGTCATCCTAATCATCCTGCAAAAAAATTATCTAGAACAGGTCATACATCATGGAGTTTAACAAGTGTTGATTTTACTGATGGACCATATATGGATGAAAATATTTCTTCTACAACAATATCAACTTCTGCACATACAGTAGGAACTGGTAGAACTTTAACTGCTTCATCTACTACAGGCATAAATGACAACACAGGTTTTCAAACAACAGACGTTGGAAGATTAATAAGATTTAGAGATGGGTATGGAAAGATAACTGCTCGTACTTCTACAACAGTTGTTACTATAGAAATATTAGAAGATATGGGTTCTTCAAGTGCGTCTGCCAATTGGTCTTTAGGTGCATTCTCAGAAACTACAGGTCATCCTTCTTGCGTAACCTTCTTTGAACAAAGATTGGTTTTTGCTGCAACACTATCACAACCACAAACAATATTTTTTTCTAAGTCTGGTGATTATGAAAACATGGATGAAAATAGAGGTGGTACTATAGCTGATGATGACGCTATCATTTATACAATTGCTTCTAACCAAGTTAATGCAATTAGATTTATGACGGCTACAAGAACTTTAATTATTGGTACTGCCGGTGGTGAGTTTGCAGTTAGTGGAGGATCAGTTGATACTGCTATAACTCCAACAAATATTCTAATTAAAAAACAATCTAACAATGGTGCTGCAAACGTAGATGCACTAGCAGTAGGTAACGCAACTTTATTTTTACAAAGAGCAAGAAGAAAACTAAGAGAACTAGCTTATAACTTTGATGTTGATGGTTATGTTGCTCCAGACTTAACTATTCTTGCAGAGCATATTTCTGAAGGCGGATTTAAACAACTATCATATCAACAAGAACCAAATCAAATTATTTGGTGTGTAAGAAATGATGGTCAATTAGTTGGCTTAACTTATCAAAGAGAACAACAAGTTGTTGCATGGCATAGACATATTTTTGGTGGTGTATTTGGAAGCGGTAATGCAGTTTGTGAAAGTGTTGCTACAATTCCCACAGATGATTCAGAATATCAAACTTATGTAATAATAAAAAGAACTATTAATGGTGCAACAAAAAGATATGTAGAATTTATACATCAATATGACTTTGATGAAACAGATGATACATCATTTAATTTTTTAGACTCACAATTAGATTATAGTGGATCTGCAGTTACAACAATAGGTGGATTATCTCATCTTGAAGGTCAAACTGTTTCTATATTAGCAGATGGAGCAACACACCCAGATGCAACAGTAAGTTCTGGACAAATAACTTTAACTAGATCCGCAACTAAAGTTAAAGTTGGTTTACCTTACACATCTTTATTACAAACAATGAGAATAGATGCAGGTGCGCAAAATGGTACTTCGCAATCTAAAACAAAAAGAATTTACGAAATTACTGCTAGACTTTACGAGTCTATTGGTATCGAAGTTGGACCAGATCTTAACAACATGGAACGAATACCATTTAGATCATCAGCTAACGCTATGAACAGTGGTATTAGTGTATTTACAGGAGATAAAGAAATTGAGTTTAGAGGTAACTATGAAACAGATGGTTTTATATTTGTAAGACAAACACAACCATTGCCATTAACTATTTTGTCGTTATATCCTAGACTTATTACGAATGATGGATAAAATACTAGATATAGTACCATATACAGGAGAGCATGGCATATATATTATGAAGCAACAAATGAATCACCCATTAATGGATAAAGACATGGAGTTTGAAGGTAACGCTAAAAATTTAGAGCAAGACAAGTTAGCGTTTACAGGATTAGTCAATGGTAAACCTGTCTTTGCTGCAGGTATGAAAATACTTTGGAATGGTGTTGCAGAAGGTTGGGTACTAGCAACTAATGAAGTTTGGAATCATCCATTACTTATTGCTAAAGCAATTAAAAAAGATTTTGCACGAATAGCAAAAGAAAATAATATTAATAGAGTTCAAACTGCTGTAAGAGCAAACTATACAACCGGTTTAAGATTTGCTAAATGGTTGGGTTTACAAGAAGAAGGTCTAATGAAAAAATTTGGTTTCGATGGTTCTGATCAATATATGTATGCGAGGTTATTCTAATGGGTTGGACTACGGCATTAGTTGCAGCAACATCTGTTGCTCAAATATCATCACAGAATACAATTGGTAAATTTAATGAAGGCGTAAACAATCGTAATGCAGAAGTTTTAGAAAATGAAAAAACAGCTATAGCAAATAAAACAGAACTTGATTTAGCAAACTTTGATAAACAATTTCAAAAACTAGAAGGATCTGCAGTTGTCTCTACAAATAAATCTGGAGTTGCTTATGAAGGAACTGCTTTAAGAATTGCTAGAGCAAACATGAGAGAAAAAGCATTACAAGAAAATATTATTAAATATAATTCTAAAGTTGCTCAAGCACAAAAAATAGAACAAGCAAATTTTGCTAGAATAAAAGCTAACATGGCTAGACAAGAATCTAAACTTGCAATGATTAAAACAGGATCTAGTTTAGGTATGTCTCTATTAACAATGTCACAAGGAACAACAGTATAATGGCTAAGATCCCAACATTTACATCTCAAGGTGAACTAACTACACAAACAGGATCTGTTCAATCAAATATTCAAATGGGTTTAGATCAGAACCTTGCTTCAGCTCTATCTCCAATAACTAAAAAGATTGTTGATTACAAAGTAAAAGAAAAAAATGTTCAGAACAAAACTGAAGCACTAGAATTAGAAAATCAAGCTATTGTAGAATTAAATGGTTATGTGCAAGAAGCGTCTAACTTAAAAGATGCAGATGCTGCTAATAAATATTTAATGGAAAAAAGTAAAATAGTTAGAACTAAATATTCAAACAAAGCATCTAACTCAAATGTAAAAACATTATTCTCTAACAATTATTTATTAGAAGAACAAAAAAAAGTTTATGCAGTAGATAATGCAGTTCACAAAAATTTAATTAATTCAAGATTGTTATTATCAAATGCAAAAGAAGAAAGAGTTTTAAGTGATGCTTTATATAGTGAAGATAATACTTTAGCGTTAAGCACATTGGAAACTGATTTAACTGCAATTTATAAAAGTGATTTTGACGATGGTATTATTAATATTGCAGAATATGAAAGTAGAGTTGCAGATATTCCAAACAAAATAGATTACTTTAAAGCTAAAAAAGATTCAATCAATGATCCTGTAGGAACTTTTGCAAAACTAAGTAAAGGCGAATATGAAAATCTTACAATTAAAACAAGAGAAAATTTATTAAAAGAAATAAGATTAGAAGCAGTTCCAATATTAAAAGAGAATATGACTAATTACATAATTGGTTTAGAAAATGGAATTGATGTTGATGTTAATAAAGAAGCTATAAAAGAAGTTTTTGGAACTAAAGCATATACAGATTTTCTAGAAACAGAACAAAATACAATTAGAGTTGGTGAAACTAAAGCAGTATTAATGAACTCTAAAATAGGTGATGAACAAGCTATCTTAGATGGTTTTAATTTAGACTCTGGCAATCTTGCTCAAGATTTAGAATATAAACAAAAATTAATAAATGCTTTAGCAGATAAAAATAAATTGATTGAAGAAGATGCTGCAACATTAATTATTCAAAGCAACAAAACAGTTCAAGGATATTACACAGAATATCAAAACGAACCAGAAGGCGAAAACAAACAAAGATTGTTTAAAAAATATATGAACTCTGTTGTTCAAGCACAAATAGATATGGGTATTGATGGTTCACTTATAAAAGCTGTACCAGAAAGTTTTGCTAAAAGTATTGTGCAAGATTATCAAAGTCAAGATCCTGCAGGTAAAATTGCTTATCTTAGAAGTTTAGAAGAACAATATGGTGAACAATATGGTTTGCTTTTAAATCAATTAACTGCAAACGAACTACCTGTTACTGCTAAACTTGTTTCTTACTTAGGTGATGAAAATGTTGCTACTCAAATTATGAGTATAGATACTCCAGAAGAAAAAAAAATATTAGATGATTTTATAAAAAAAAGCGATCTTAATAAAAATGAAATAGAAAGAGAAGTGTTCGATGCAATGAAAGAATTAAGAGATGTTGTTACTTATAGTAATAAAATGAACACTACTAGAGCCAATAAAGAAATGAATGATATTGAAGAAATTATTACTTATGTTGCTATCAATAAAATGTCATCTGGAACTAAACAACAAGACGCAGTTAAACAAGCTACAGATTATGTTATGACTAAATTTAAATTTGCAGGAGCTGATTCTATGATTGGTGATGGCAATCAAAATACTTACTTTATTCCTAAAATATATAACAACGATACTTTATCTAATGGTCAAATGAATTTAATTGAAAGAAAAGCAACAGCTATCAAAGAAAATCATTTAGAAGATTTTGATATGTTTGCTTTTCAATCTGAAAATCCAGATATTAATGATCAAGAATTAAATGAAGAAATGTTAGCACAAGCAAAAGAAAATGGTGTTTGGGTTAATAATGCAGATGGTTCTGGTATTGTTTTTGCTATACCTTTTGCAGATGGATCATTAGCTTTGGTTGAAAATAAAAAGGGTGAATTATTAGAATTAAAATTTGATGATGGTTCTCACTTATTACCAACTACAAATATTAGAATAGAATTAGAGATTTACGAAACTAATAAAGAAGAAGATCAAACACCTTAATTACTATGGCAAATATAGGATTCGGTTTAGAAGTAAATAAATATGCAAAACAAACTGGCTTTGATCAATTTAAAACAGATCTATCAGATGTTCTTGTGGAAACTGCAAAAGATGCATGGAAGTATAATCCTGTATCTTCTGCTTTACGTTTATACGAATTAGAATCAAGTAGAAATGTTGATGAAGAATTAATTCCATTTGAAGAATTAAATAGAAAATATAAAGACTCTGGAATTTTTTTTGAACAAGATGAAAAGCAATCTACTGTAGATATTTTAGTAGAAAGAAAAAAAGAAGAAAAAAATAGACAGAGTATCATACATCGTGGACCAACAGGATTTATTGCAGGTAGTGCAAAGTTTGGTACGGCTTTAGTTGCAAGTATGGCAGATCCAATAAACTTAGCAATGATGTTTATTCCTGTTGTTGGTCAAGCTAGATTTTTATCTTTAGTTGGAAAATATGGATTAACAAAAGCAAGATTAATGAAAGGTGCTTTAGAAGGAAGTATTGGTATAGCAGCAGTTGAACCATTAGTTTATACTGCAGCTACAAGAGAACAATCAGATTATACATTAGTAGATAGTTTTATAGCAGTATCATTTGGAACTATTCTTGGTGGTGGACTTCACTTAGGAGCTGGTAAATTAAAAGATTTAAATACATATAGAAAATTTAAAAAAAGAATTAGAACTGCTAGAGCAGAATTAGGATCTAAAGCAGATGAAGATCCTGCATTTAATATTTATAAAGAATACTATCCAGAAAACTCTAGAATTATGAAAGAGTTAGCCGAAACAGATCCAGATACTAGAAAAGCATTACTCGCAAGAGCCATGGCAGATATAGTTGAAGAAGTTCCTGTTAGATCAAAAGAAATAGCAGACTTAAATCCAAAATTAAGAAACGCACAAATAGATGAAAATCTAGTAGAGAAAGCTAGAAAAAAAGTTAATGAAGAAAGTATAGAAGTTAATAGACAGCTTAAAGAAATACAAAATAAAATTAATATGTTGGAAAATTATTTTGATCCAAAAAGAAAATTATCCAATGTTAAATATGCTCCAGAACTTAAAAAATTAAAAAAAGTAAAAGCTAAATTATTAAAGAAAGAAAAACAATTAGTAGAACAATCTATTAATAGACAAAAATTAATTGATGAAAGAATTACAAATAAGAAAAAAGAAATAACAATAACACATCAACCTAAACCAAGAAATATAGAAGAAGATAGTATTGTAAGAAATTATGAAAAAGATAGAGCGCAAAGTTCTTTGGAGTCAAGAAACTTAGAAGAAGAATTAAGAATAGCAGAAAATAATTTAGTTGCTAAAATAGAAAAACAAAAAAATCTAAAATTAAAAGTTAACAAAGAAACGGCAGATGCTGTTAAATCTTTAGAAAATATTAAAACTAAATCTAAAGATTATGAAGAAGCTATTTTAGAAGGTATTAATTGTAGAATTGGTAAATAATTATGGCAGATAAATGTATAACAAGAATAGAAGATGCTTTAACTAGAAATGGTTTAGATAAACAAGAAGCAGAAGGTATTCTTAATTCTATTAGAAAAGCAGAAAGTTTATCTAGAACAAAAGACGCAGATGATAAACTTAATGCTGCACTTGCTAAAGAAATTTTAGAAAAAGAAACAATACAAAAACAAATCAATAAGTTAAATGCAATTGAAGATGAAATAAAAGTTAGAGATTGGGTTGAGTGGAACTTAACTAATTTTAAAGATAATCCAAAAGAAGGAATGACAGCTTTGTTGGTTGGTTCTAACTGGGAAAGAATGGGTGCAAGAGACTCTGTTGCTGCAGCTCAAGATGCTTATTATAAAAATTTAGTAGTATCATTTAATGCAAAATTAAAAGAAGCAGGTGTTGATGATTTATTTGCTAAAATGAATGATGACATAGAAAGAAAAGTTTCAAG